CCAGACAAAGCCAACCCAACCTTCTGGAATGGCAATAGCCATTCCTGTTGGAATCCATTGTCTGGACTTAGGCCCAATAAGAATGTCTAGGTCCAACTCACCCTCCCCTAAGGCATAGAGGTCAAATCCGGCAGACCCTTCGGTTGCCCTAATTGGGATCTTAGCGTCTTTGGCGAGACGTTTCCATTGAAACGCAGAAGGAACTTCGTAGTTAGCCCAGAATGGAGGCGCCTCAACTTCATCTGAAAAAGACTCAACCCAGGAATTAAACAACTCTTTAGCTTTTGACAGCATGGCATTCTCCAAAAAAAGGGGGAGTTTCCTCCCCAGAAAGTTAGTCAATACCTTCAAGTTCTTTCTTCATGCTTTCAAATATCTCATCCGGGGTAAGATTTATCGAAGTGTCTATCTTGGTATAGAGAGACAGGAATGTCTGAACAATCGGCTTCGGGAATCGGGACAACCCCAGAGTTAATGCCTGCACCACATCTTTAAAGATGCTGTAGGTTTCAATAATAGCAGAGAGTCTTCGGTTAGAGATAAAGTAGTCAATAGACTCTGACTTGTACGCAGCAGCCACATAGTCTACGAACTGAACCAGGTTAGCGGCAAACTCTTTATCTTTATCTTCTTCCAACCCCAGATGCTCCATTTTCTTCTTTACAATTCGTTTAAGTATCCCAGCAGTCGGAAAGCCATGATCAAACATGATCTTAAAGCGTTCCAGGAAGGCTTCGTTAAGAGCCTGGGTACCAATATGAATTGAGGATTCTCCAAAGCCTTTGGTATTCCCAGTAGCAATAATGTTGAACCCTTCTTTGGGAGTAAGTAGTTCTCCAGTAGGTTCTATATAGATGGGATCCCCATTTAGAATAGACTGGAGACACATGATCTTGGGAGTAGACAAATCAATTTCATCCAGGACCACTACCATCCCATGTCGAGCGGCAAACACTACTGGACCTTCTTTCCAGAGAGTATTACCATTCTGAAGTGTCCAGCAACCAATCAGATCATCGTCCGAAGTCTCTTCAGTAATAGACACCAGGACCATTGGACGATTTAATGCCTGACAAGCTTGACTAACTGTCATATTCTTGCCAAGGCCAGAAGGGCCAGTGATGTAACACGGGAAGAACTTCTTAGATTCCAGGATAGTCTTAAAGGCGTTATAGAAACCAAAGGGGACAAAGTCTACATCTTTTCGGGGAATGTAATTAGTCTTATTAAACTCATTTTGGCGGTTGTAGGTATAGTCTACAATTACTGGAGGATTGACTACCACAGGAGTCACTGGATTAACAACCTCTACCTTGGTTGGTACTGGAATCTGGTTAGAGGTTTCTATGGAAGAAGGATTATTGGAAACTTTAACTTCTGACAACAGTTTAAGCAGAATTTTAAGATCGTACACTCCCCTGGAAACCCGGGAATTCTCCATAAAAAACTTGATATGAAATGATGGAGTGCCAATCCCACGCAACAGTTCTTTAATCCCCGAATTGCTGTACGTTTTCTGGTACAGTCCTGGACCATACTTAGCTTCCAAATTCTTCAACAAATTGGAGATCAACTTAAATTCATGTGAGTTCATAGTAGCTTCCAGGTCTAGGAATGAGTTTGGGTTTGCCTTCAACATGGAAGAATTATAGTTGGTCTTGGAGGAAAAATCAAGCACTTTTTTCAGGGGGAACAAAAATGAAATCACCTAGAAGTGACAACAACGTGTCAATTCTAGGTGATAGTGAAAGGTAGGGTTAGGTTAGAATTAGGAGAGCTTTCTCCAAACTCTGGAAGTGAATGACAACCTGCCCCTTAGTTGCAGTGGTACCAAAAGGAGAGGTTGAGATGACAAAACCATTGACTAGAAACATGAGCTAATCCTCTTTCATGTGATGGAAAAAAAAAGATTTGCTACCCTATTCCAGAATTAAACGTTTTGCTCCACACTTACCACAAAGTTCCTTAGGAATCTGGAATGGTCTACCTGCTGATTGGTCCTGTGACATCTGAAGAAAGTCTCCAGCAAAAACGAATCCCATAATAGTATCGAAAAACTGTAAAGTCTACACCTTACAGCTCTTCTAGACGTTTCACCGAAGTTGCTTTATAACCCATTGGGAGATAAAGACTTACAGCTTCTCCACGTCTGTATTCGTCATACTCTGCCGAAGAAAGTTTCTGAAAAACCTTCAAAACTAACCCTCTTATTGGTTTTCTAAGAGAGATAAAGGTGTAGAGTTCTTACGGATTCTACACGGTTATTTATATGGAATTTCAGACGAGAAAACTACGATGTCTTTAGCATCGTAGATGAATCGTCTGACTAAATAGGGATAAACTATTCACAGGACTCCTATGTTCATTAGGCAACAAGAACGGTTGTATCCGACATCAGATCAAAGACAATTTCTAAATCAAGAAATCGGGAATCAACGGTTCCTATGGAACAAACTTCTGGTCAAGTCTACTGAACGGTATGGTGAAGAAAAGAAATTCATTTTCTACAATGAAGCAGCTTCTATGCTTCCTGACCTAAAAGAAACCTTCGAGTTCTTGAAGATTGGTGGTTCTCAAGCCCTTCAACAAACCCTAAAAGACCAAGATCAAGCACTCCGGAACTTCTTGAAATCTAAGAAGGGTGACGGACACTTCGGGTTTCCAAGATTCAAAAAGAAAGACAATGGTGGGTCAGTTCGGTATCCTCAGGGATGTTCTTTAGAGTCCACTCACCTCAAGATCCCTAAACTGAAGACCTCTATCAAGATAAAGAACCAACAGAAGGTAGGAGAGTTCAATTCTGTAACCATCATCAAGAAGCCTTCAGGAAAGTGGTTTGCTTCATTTGTCGTAGAGATTCCTGATGTAGCAAAGGTTGAAATCACTTCATCCTCCAAGGTTGTTGGTGTAGACTTGAACTCTAAGTTTCTCCTGGTCTTAGACAACGGACAAGCAGTAGAGAACCAGAAGTTTCTAAAGAGGAAAGAGAAACGTCTAAAGAAATATCAGAGACGTATGAGTAGAATGATCCCTAAGTCGGCTAACCGGAACAAACAAAGAATCAAGGTAGCAAGGCTTCATGAAAAGATCTCCAATTCTAGAAAAGACTTTGTAGAGAAGATCACTACTCAGGTCGTAAAGACCTATGACGTGATTTGTCTTGAAGACTTGAATGTCAAGGCAATGCAGAAGTGGAACGGGAGAATGGTTCAAGAAGCTCCCTTTAGGATGATTCGAGAAAAGATGACTTGGAAAGCCAACAAGTTCGGGAAACATCTATTCTTCATAGATAGATTCGATCCCACCTCCAAGGTCTGCTCTAGGTGTGGGTCACTCCTAGAATTGACCTTGAAGGATAGATGGATTGAATGTTCATGTGGTCTTTCAATCCATCGAGACCAAAATGCAGCTAAGAACATTAGGGTTTTAGGTCTGCTTCGTACCGTAGGAACTACGGGATTTCAAGCCTGTGGAGACACTGAAGTTCACTCTGATGATTCTAGCATTAGGTGGGTGTCATTGAAGCAGGAAACCACTAGGTCTTTAGCCTAGTGGTAGTTCATTAAAAACCGATAGAGCCCACTGGTCATACTCAATCTCAAACCACTGCCTATCTTCAGAAAGGACAGGAATCAGGGGAACCAGGTTTCTAGCCTTTAAGATGGAGTTCTTTAGGGGAGTTTCCTCCAATAGGATTGGAGGAAACTCTATCATTCCAAAGACTCCATGGAAGTCCAGTATTTCACAGAGTATGTCTTGTTCTCCAATCTTAGAACTACGACATTATTCTTATTTCGGGTAATCATAGAAATGACAAATTCATAGTCCCCATCCAGAATTTGAAGGTTCTCCATAGGAACCACAAAGGTGAAGTTCCTAAGATCTGGATCTTCTAAGGGTCTGATACTTACATTAAACTCGTTGTTGGCCTTATCCCTGGCATCCTTATCGTTATTGACTAAGGAAAGACATAGACTTCCCGCATTATCCCAAAGTTTAAGATGCTTAAGATTCCTGGAGTACGAGTAAGCCGTCTGAAGTGACCCTAAGATATCGTTAGACACTGAGAACCTCAGATTCTCTTCTGGATGATCATAAGGTTCTTTCTTAGGGGCAACAATAACTACTTCATCAGAATAGAAGAACTTAAACTCCTTTGAGTCATTAAAGATCCTGGCATGGTTATCGTTAAATTCCAGTTCGGCGTCTGAAATCAGCCGGTAGTATTTCAGAAACCCATCAAGATCGTAGAGAGCAAACCGTCGAGGAAAAGTCTCTGATAAGGTTGCTTGAGCCACCAACGTGTTTAGTGGAGTAATCGTGTTCTGTACATTGGAGTTGGTAAAAATCATCCCAGGGTTAATCTGAGAGAAGTTAGCCAAAACCTTTAATGTAACTGGAGATAATTTCATTATAGACACCTCTTAGTTGGTTTATCAGGAGAAAGACGAAGCAATCTGTTTGTAGATGTATTTGGACATGGTGTGGTTTTCTTTAACCAGAACCTGCTTCAATGGATTCTTAATTCGTTTACTTGGATCATCCTCGGTCTTAATGATCAGGTGGTCAAAGTGTTCGAAATTACCAAAGAAGGTATTGTTTTTCTTGATCTTATCATAAACCTCTTGATACTCTCGTGTTTCGGATAAGAAACCATTTTTCGAGATACAGTCTTGGGTTGAATCAGCAATATGAATGGTTAAAATTGACAACGTAGGAAAAGCTTTCTTGAGTCTGGAGAACAAAAACTCATTTCTATCATTGAGGTTAACCATAGCCTTAGTTATCGGATCAATTACGGTAGACCCAGAAGTGATAGTATCTGTTCCACCTTTATTTACCAATCTAAGCCTGTCAGACTGTCCATCTGAAATAACGGTAAGACAGATTCGTTTGTTATTAGCTACTTTAGAGTTCAACATAGCAGGAAGATTAAACAGGGCATAGTGTAAGGGGGTTTTCCCAAGTTGAAATTGATACAAATCCCGGTTAATGTCTGTCCGGTAAAATTTTGCAGTGACCACATCACCTACAAATAACAACTCTTTACAATCATCTTGAAGTGTAGTAGAAGTGGTAGATAGTACCTCTACCAGAAACGCATGTTCATGGGTTGGGAATCCACTAATCTTCTCAAAAACATATCTGATATTATTGTTATCTATAAAGGCATATACACTACAAGGAATGTTAGCTTTCTTACAGAACTTCACTATCACAACACTTTCTTTAATCAGGTCTGTCAGAGTCTTTCTGATAGACGATGACCAATCTAAGAGAACAATAACTTCATGGTTTTTCTGATTAGGCTTAATCACTGCGTGCTTAAAAAGTCTAGCGGAAGTCTTAAACTGGGGTAGCTTGTTCAGATTAAGTACCCCGGTCTTTACCTGATACTGGTCGCGAAAATTCTTAGCATTTTTCTGACGTTCAAATTCAGTATAGAGTAGTTCAGCACACCGAGTAGAACTCTGGGTTTGTTGCTGGAGCTCTTTAATTTTGTGAAGGTCGTTGGGTAGTAGGGCTTTTACATAGCCTTTGAACTGAGCATTAGTAATGATATTAGGGCTAGTCTGCTGAACTTCTTGAATATCTGTATTCCCACGATTAGGAGTAGTTTTCTGGTGCTTTTTAAGGTTATCCGTCAGAATACCATCTTTATAGACGTTAGTCTTTATCAGTTGTTCTTGAAAGTCCTTAATATCATCTTCAGACAGTTCAGGAGAGGTTTCTCCTTCTCCTTCCCCATTAGGTAGCTGGGGTTCACCATCAATCTCGTCTTGAGACTGAGTAGTTTCCCCGGATTCATTCTGATTCCCTTTGGTATTAGACTTATCAGTCCCTTGTTCCTCTTTCTTCTTTTCGTAGAGACATAAGGCGATAAACTCTTTAATAAGGGCTTCTGAATCAGAAAACTTAGTAAATTCCTTAAGTTTCTGAATAAGGGCCATCTCCTTTTCGGAGAAGTTTATTGGATGTAGATAATTAGACTTGAAGTAGACGTTGAGTTTATCTAGGAGATGAGAGTCGGGAGTTAAGGACTTAGTAGCAGAGATGTTAAACTTCTCACCCATGATCTTATCCAATTCATAGTAACCAGTGCTAAACAGTTTCTTAAGGCCAGGAAACTCCAGTTTCAGAAGGTTCTCGATCCTAATATCTTCAAAAACGTTTGCTAGCTGTTTATCAAACTTCTTAATGCTTTCTTCCCAATCCGCTTTCTTAGTGTATAACGCATGGCCAACTTCATGACATAACATCCGTTCAAAAGCCAGCACGTTGGAGGAAAACTCATTTAAGAAGGAGTTTATTAGAATAGTTCTGGAGGACAGGTCAATAGCCGCAGTATCTACTGAAGAGGATATTCTCATCTGTAGATTTTCTTTAGCCATTAAATTTACTAGATGTTGGGTGTACAGTTCAGCCATTGCCTACTCTCCTTAATGAACATCTTTCATGAGCTGGTCAATTACAAAATTCTGAAACTGCCGTTGCTTGACAGCATACCAATAATGTTCTTGATAGTTATAATCCATAAAAGCTACAAGCCAGTGGATGTAGAACATGGAAGTCTCCTGGGTTGCTGTTTACCTTTGTTGTTTGAATTATAGTTGGGGCGCCCCCAAAAGTCAAGCATTTTTTGCTGTACAGCAAAAAAACAGGTGTAACGGAAAAATGACAGTTTCGGTGAAAGAATGGGGGTTAAATCAACTTCACCAGTTTTGCTTTAAACTCTCTGAGATGTTCATGAATTTCATCTAGAGTTTTAGGCAGGGCAACCATTCCCCAGGTGGTAGTGAACTTTAGCCCTTCCCTGTCTGACCGCCACACCCGGAACGTTTCTCCTAGAAGTGTTCTTTCTGCTCCAGCTGGAACTCGAAACCACTCCTTGCTTTCTAGTTGTGCACCAAAGCCAGGACTCCAAGAATAAAGTCGTCCATCCAATCTAAAAAATGCTTTGTCAAATTTAAACATTTCATCACCTTTAAGAGTTCTTAAGGATTATTCCGAAGCAACAGTCACTTCTCCAAGAAATTTTAATGATCTTGTCATGTCAAACCAAGCTGTTGATTCTACATCCCAACCATAGGTAAAACTATCGCTTGATCTAGGGTGAGTGTGGGTAACTGCGTCAAAATGACGTGAAATGGAATGCCAAGGAAAATAGCGTTGCATATGGTAATTGAAGTTAAACTCATCATTTTCATTCCCTTCCGGAAACGCCTCTGAGGCATTACCGAGATCCCTATCCATTAGTTCTTGAAACACTCTAAACAACACGGTAGCATCATAATCAGAATTAAGTTCTAAAATGAGGTTTCCTGAGTTAACCTTATAGAGATATCCTTTTGGTGATCCCCACTGTGGCATTTCTACTTGAACCCACTTAACCCAATCGGATGTGTAGGAGTCATCTCCAGTCTTAATTGCAGTAGACGTCCAGAAAGCCCCTCTTGGTTTGTTGTTTCCTGGAGGGGATATCATTCGTGTTCCAGGGAAGAAGGGGACGGCCTCTGTTACCTCTTCAACCTTTCCAGTAGGATGTAGATCTTTTACTCCAGTAAACGTAACTGGTCTAGGAACGAAAAGTTGCAATGATCCTACCATCTTTTCTCCTAGTTCTTCTGCTTCCCCTTTAATCATCTTCAACCGTTCCCAGGCATGGTCATAAATAGTTTGAATCTTCTTCTTTCTTACTTCTGTCATGAAACTGCTAAAACTTTTCATTTCTAGTCCTTTTAAGAGTGTTTCCTATGAATCAGAATCTATTTGCCGGGTTTTATATTACCAGTTTTGATGGAGTAGTACACAAGCATGAAGCTCCTTCTACTATTCCTAGACCATTCAAACAAATCTATATCAAATGTAAAAATGGTAGAACTATCTTACCAATTCCACATCCACAAAAAGACAAAGCCGACATAATCGGCTTTGATGCTGCAATAAAAGTCATCACTACCTTGTCTACCAATAGTCCAGCAAACCACTTCTACCGGCTAATCTGCATCTATAAGGATGGTCAGAAATGGTCATCCCTCTTTGATATGCAGGGAAACGTGGTAGGAGGAGAATGGCTCTAAGACTTCTTAAAGAAGCCTAACTGGTTAAAGAGACTAACTACCGTAGCTACAACCTTCTCAATGGTTGGCCAGTTATCCAGAAGTTCTGGGGCAACAGATTGGATCAGTTCTCTAACGAATTGAAGCTTCTGTTTTCCAATGCCGGTTTCTGGTAAGACAGTTTCAATGGACCGAATTAAGTCAATCAAGATAGGTAAAATCTGAACGATAAGTTTAAGTTGTTGCATAGGGTCTCCATAGTACCGAAATTATATGAATTTATAGGGAATTTCAGACGAGAAAACTACGATGTCTTTAGCATCCTAAGATGAATCGTCTGACTAAATAAGGATAAACTATTTATAGGACTCCTATGTTCATCAGGCAACAAGAACGGTTGTATCCGACATCAGATCAAAGACAATTTCTAAATCAAGAAATCGGGAATCAACGGTTCCTCTGGAACAAACTTCTGGTCAAGTCTACTGAACGGTATGAGGAAGAAAAGAAATTCATTTTCTACAATGAAGCAGCTTCTATGCTTCCTGACCTAAAAGAAACCTTCGAGTTCTTAAAGATTGGTGGTTCTCAAGCCCTTCAACAAACCCTAAAAGACCAAGATCAAGCACTCCGGAACTTCTTGAAATCCAAGAAGGGTGATGGACACTTCGAGTTTCCAAGGTTCAAAAAGAAAGACAATGGTGGGTCAGTTCGGTATCCTCAAGGGTGTTCTTTGGAGTCCACTCACCTCAAGATCCCTAAACTGAAGACCGATATCAAGATAAAGAACCAGCAGAAGGTAGGAGAGTTCAATTCTGTAACCATCATCAAGAAGCCTTCAGGAAAGTGGTTTGCTTCATTTGTTGTAGAAGTCCCTGATGTACCAAAGGTTGAAATCACTTCGGATTCAAAGGTGGTTGGGATAGACTTGAACTCTAAGTTTCTCCTGGTCTTAGACAACGGTCAGGCAATAGAGAACCAGAAGTTTCTGAAAAAGAAGGAAAAGAGGTTAAAGAAATATCAAAGACGAATGAGTAGAATGGTCCCTAAGTCTTCTAACCGGAACAAACAAAGAATCAAGGTAGCAAGGCTTCATGAAAAGATCGCTAACTCCAGAAAAGACTTTGTAGAAAAAATAACCACTCAGGTCGTAAAGACCTATGACGTGATTTGTCTTGAAGACTTGAATGTCAAGGCAATGCAGAAGTGGAATGGGAGAATGGTTCAAGAAGCTCCCTTCAGGATGATTAGGGACAAAATAACTTGGAAAGCCAACAAGTTCGGGAAACATCTATTCTTCATAGATAGATTCGATCCCACCTCCAAGGTCTGCTCGGGGTGTGGGTCACTCCTAGAATTGACCTTGAAGGATAGATGGGTTGAATGTGATTGTGGTCTTTCAATCCATCGAGACCAAAATGCAGCTAAGAACATCAGGTCCTTAGGTCTGCTACGTACCGTAGGAACTACGGGATTTCAAGCCTGTGGAGACACTGAAGTTCACTCTGATGATTCCATCATTAGGTGGGTGTCATTGAAGCAGGAAACCACTAGGTCTTTGCCCTAGTGGTAGTTCATATGATTTCTAGACGCTTCACGAAGGATGCTAAGTGATGTCGAGCATCAAATAGACTTACAACCTCTCCACGTCTGTATTCGACATACTCTGCCGAAGAGGGTTTAGAGAAACCCTCAAAATCCTGACCAGTCAGGATTCTAAATCCCTCCTGGAGAATGTTCTTTGCAGCGTTATGATCTCTGTGGTGTCTTGAACCACATGAAGGACAGGTCCATTCTCGAACATCTAATGGCATCTTCTCCATATTGAAGCCACAGGAAGAACAGGTCTTGGAGGAGGGGAAGAACCTATCAATCTTCACTAAGGTCTTTCCATACCAATCACACTTGTAGGTCAACATCTGAACAAAGGAAGACCATGAAGCATTCTGAATGGCTTTGGCCAAACAGTGGTTCTTGACCATCCCAAGGACGTTCAAATCTTCAAGACAGATAAGATCATAATTGGTCACTAAGGAGGAGGAGATGTTGTGAAGGAAGTAGTTTCTCCTATTCTTTATCTTCTCATGGACCTTAGCTACCTTGATTCTCTGCTTTTCATACCGTCCACTGTCTTTAACCTTTCTATCTAACCGTTGTTGAGCCTTCTTCAGCACCACTTGGTTTTCATGGTACCAATTCGGGTTCTCGACAACTTGACCGTCTGAAAGGATGTAAAGATCTTTGATACCTAAATCTATGCCAACCATCTGACCGGTTAGGGGTTTAGGTTCTATAGTGACTTCTAGAAGAATAGAGCAGAAACATTTACCAGAGGGGTCTTTAGAGATGGTGATAGACTTACAGGTGTCTAAAGGTAAGGTTGATAAATCATAACCAACAAGATTTAGTTTACCTATCTTAGAGACCACCACTTGATTATCTTTAAAGGAGAATCCATTTATGGATAATCTAAAGGATTGACGTCCTCTTCGACTTTTAAAGGTTGGTCTTCCTAATTTCTTCTTCCTTTTCTTGTTGAAGAATTGGGATTTAAATGATCTCCAGTCGATGAGCTTCTGTTCTAATGCGTTGTAAGGAACATCAGACAACCAAGGATAGATGACCTTCAATTCTTTAATGGTAGGTTCTACTGTTTCAGTTCCTGGACTCCAATTATTGAAGCCATCTACTCTTTGATTCCAGATGGCCCGGACACAACCAAAGGTCTTGTTGAACAAGACCTTTGGTTGTTCGGGTGTGGGATCTAGTCTGAGTTTAAAGGCTTTATGGCTCACGTGGAATTTACCGTTTTAGATGAATTTTTACCTATTTATATCATTTCTAGAGGGTTAAAACATGTTAAAAATGTAAAGTGCATGTCGGACTGATAATAACTTGTTCTAACTTAACCAATTCATTTATCTCCAAATCCAACTGTAAATTCTTCGAGGTCTTTTTGGTCAGTTCTGCCCAGTTTACCTGAAGCTTGCATGTCGGTGGATTGTGGCTGCATCCCCCCAAGAGTAGCAGAAGAATCAGGTACGGTCTCATCTAGATCACTCTTATCGTTGAATCCAATATCTGGAGTATCTTCCAAGGCATCTCTTTTTAGATCATAAAAATTATCGGGTAAAGCAACCCCTAAGAAGCCAATGATCCCTAAGATAATAAAGACCACAGAATTGGCTTGTTGATCGGTAAGAATGAATCCAGATAAAGAAGAAACAAACAATACTAGGTTTCTGAGAGTAGATCCTTCTGTCAGTCTTCGTAGAATATATTTGATAATGCTGATTTTCATGGTTAAAATCCCTTTTAGCCTTTCCTTTTAGAACTCAGATCGAATTGTAAGAGTGGTTCCTGAAGTATTGAGGTTAATCCAACCAGCTGAGAATGGTACGTTCTCAAAAATCTTGGTATTGGAAGTCTTAGAGGTAAAGAATGGCTCTGGCCCTACTGAGATAACCACTACCTTTCCACAGAGTTCAGTTGATCCAGAAGAACTTAACCCTTCTCGACTAAAGATGGTGAATGGAACTTGTTCACACCCAGGGGAGGTCTTATTGAGGGCAACAGAAGTACTTCTTCCTTGATTAGCAGTCCAACTGGAATGTACTGGAGAGGTTGGGGAAAAAGCTTCTTTCTGGTCATTTACCAACCTAGACCCCTCCCAGACTGAATATTCATAGAAGAGATCATTGGGATTCTGAAGTTCGTAGTTCCCCGAGCAGAAACCACCCGGGCCAAAGGAAGGAACATCCTGTGATGTAATCTCCAGATATCCTTCTGTGATTGGGAGAACAGCCCCTGAAATTGATTTACAATTGACATCATCTTCAGGAATAAACCAGTAAGTGCTTCCATCTGGGGCTTCAGAAAGTGAAGAGACTAAGATAGCTTTTGGTTTGATAACGACATCCATTTGGGAAACCAAGACACCTTCCACTGAGAATACGCCAACATTCACGAGTACTGGAAAGTCTAGGGGGTTTGTAATCCCAAATCTAGAAGAATGACCAGCTAAAGTGGAGAAGTAGGGAATCACCTTCTTCTCCAAGGACACTTCAGGGGGTGGTTCAGTACAGGAACCCCCAGGCCCAAAGGTAGGACCACACTCTGCCAAGGAAACTCCAACGAGACCGAAACTAAGAACGAGACTAAGCAATGTTTTTTTCATAAAAATCCTCCAATCAATTTAAACTATTTAGTGGAAAACTAGCTCCAAGCTTCTCCAGTTGGGACTAAATCCTCATCTGAGAAATCCTGGAATAACCGTTCTCCAGTAGAGATCTTCTCCACCTCAAGATCAATAAATGCCATAGTGATCTCTAATTCGATGGTGCTGTTCTCTGACGTGTTAAACTCAAGCCTATCTACATTGATAGGGTAACACGTCCAGAACTTAATCGACAAGAGTGGCTTCATTTCTGAAGAGTAAAGACAGACTAGTGCATTGGAAAACGATTCTGGTACCACGCCATTCCTTACCACATACTGAAACCATCTTACCAGTTCCAGATAAGCTTCAAAGTCTTCATCTAGGAGTAAGGTAAAGGTAAATGGGGCTATGGTAAATTGTTCTCCAGGTTCATTCAACGTCTTAATAGAGGAAGTAGGGATCTCTACAGCCTGGATAGTCATCTCAGGGATCTCAAACTTCGAACAGAAGAAGTTTACATTTGGACATCTCTGAAAGAATATCTTAGCCCTAGTAGTTCTCGCTAGATTAAGATTGTCTGGAACAGTAAAATAATCTTGAAGTTGGGTGTAGCTAAGTAGATCAACGGCCATAAGGATTCCTAAAGGGTTAACCGGGTAAAGAGTTCTGATAAGGTTACTGGTTCTTCGTGTCCAGCTTTAGCTACAGTTACCTTAGTATCTCCTGTTAGACATTCATCAATAAACAGGACTGAGATGGAGGTAGATCGAATGGAAGTTGCCGATGAGCCTGAAGCAATAATTCTTGACCCATTCTCTAACTCAATGGAGTTCTTATTCCATTCTGTTACTCCTTGCTGAAGAAACTTAGGTAGGTTCTGGTACGCTACCTTTACCCGCAATAAGATTTCTTTAGCTGATGATTCCTTATTAGCGAGAATAGCTACAGTCTTGTTGGAGTTGAACAGCACATAGTGTAACAGGAAGATTGCTGAGATGGTTGAGTTGTGAACTAGAATGTCATCGGCGAAGTAACATGATCCCGCTACAGTAATATCATAACAAGTCCTAAGACCTAGTTCTTTGATCTCTGTTACTACAAAATTGTCAGTTACCCCAGCAATGACCTGGTTCAGGGCGTCTTTTGCTTTGATAAAGGTAAATTCTGGAGTCCCTAGAAGATGATCGTGGGAACAGACCAACGTCTTTGCGTAGGAAGAACTCTCTAAGGTAACTTCAACAGCTGGGCAATCTTCCCATTTGATTAAAGAGCGGATTTGCTGAAAACCAGTCGGGGTTGTAATAAACATGGGGCCCTCAAGAGAAAAGAATGGGGCCTGAAAGCCCCATTCTTAGAGTAAGCTTACTAGATCTTAGACACTTTCACCGAAAGATGAACTAGACTTAGTAGCGACAAAGGTTAGATAGATGAAGTTGATAGACTTGTTAGGCTTGATTAAGAACACAGCCTTAAACTCGTTCCTATCACGGACTGCTGGGGTATTAACGGACTCATCACAAATGACTTTCCAACCCCCCTTCTCAATACCTCGACGTGCTTCTACATCCCGCAAGAATGGAGACACAGTGAGCTTAAAGATTTCTCGGGTTTGATCATCATTAAACTCAAATAAGAAGTATTTGGCCACTCTGGAGATGGCTTTCTTGAGAACGATGAATAGACGTCTGACATTGATTCTGGAGAAGGCTGAAGGAACTGAGGTACCTGTCTTGTCTCCAAATAGAATTGTCCCTTCCCCCGTAAAGCTTACTACTGGATTGATCCCTGCTTGATAAAGGTCGTCACGTTCACCAGAAACACCGGTACCTGACAAGGCAACTGCACCGAAATCTGAACCTGGATTCCAAGCTAACTTGGCTACATTAGCAATTCTACCCCGGTTGAATCCAGCAGGAGACCACCAAGGATCATTGGTATAATCTGTGCGAGCACATAGACCAGCAATGTCTGGATTTAGTGGTAGCCAGTGGAAGCAATCATTATAACGGTCATACTGATACTTCCAGCCTGAGTCATATACCGAGTAGGTTGAATCATACCCTACAGCATTCTTGTAGGTAATGACATCCTCTAACTCTTTCCCTGGATTATCTAGAACACAGGATAGAGTGGGGGAAATAAACACCACACAATCTTGTCTGGTTTCAGCAATATTGGAAATTACCCAATTTACTGTGGCTGGATTCAGATACTGACCCATCAGAATCAAGGAGATGTCAATAGAGGTTGGATTTCTGAACATATAGAAGCCGTTGCAAACATTTTGGAGACCGGAGTCATTTAGAATGGCAATATTGTTGTCAGAAACACCACTGCTCAACGGGATCAAGGCATAAGGATTATAGGTTTCATCATTAGGATCTTTTGACAGTCTAATCGTTACGATGTTTAACCCTGAAGGTACTGTGGTAACAATGCCAGCATCTAAAATAATCTTATTGGAATTGTTATTTCTAGTAAAGTCAGTAGACGTTAGAGTCCTTCTAGTACCATACAACTTACGTTCGTAAACTATATCGATGGTTGGAAAGTCAACAAGAGAAATTGCTGGATCTAAAGTAATTTCGTAGGTGGAGGCAGTGATTGCTACTGTCTCTTCACGAGTTACTGTAATAACCACAATACTCTCTTCATCCAAAAGATCTGCATCAAAGGTGAAGGTGTCATCAGTTTCATTGACAATAACTTCATCTGCTAACACCTCTATTGGGGATGGATCAGACCCACCTTGGTAGGTAACGACATAAGTATCACCAACCTTAATGTCTAGGAGGGAAGTAACATCTACTACGGTTTCTTGGCCGCCAGTAGGAGTAACCCCAGTAATGGTTAAGGTTTTAACCTGTCTAAATAGGACATCACCATTGGCAGTGATAGAATCTGGTTTGATATAAAGGGTATTGCTGGATACGGTATACTGTGACGAAGAGATAGTCGTGGCTGTACCCCCTGAAGGCGTATAGAGTACAGTTCTGGTTGCCCCAGTGATAACACTCCCAGAAGTTAGAGCTAACTCATAGTCAGTAACGGTTACATTATGAACTACTCCAACGCCTGACAGAACCCCTGAGATATCTGCTTCACCTACCCAGATATATTCAGAACCTGCATTGATAGCAGTCTTATAGTATTTGGATGATCCATCATATCTACGATCGCCTACCACAAAAGATAGACCTTCAAACTTTTCAATTACTGACTGATACGCATAAGCATCCCACTTTTGACTAGTATCAATTACCACTAAGTGGAATTCATTATCCCCTGGTGGATAGTCAAAATTAGTCTTGAAATCCCAGTGGGGGAAGGCATACTTGTCTGCCATGGAGATCTTAAGGGAGTTTCCTAACTCCGATGGATACTTAGCAGCAAAGGCGATGTCAGCTAAAACCCCAGAGTTCCTACGGGATTCAAAGGTTTTATCATTCTTGATGATTAGATTGTTTACCGTTCCTACGGTACCATCTACTAGAGTGGCATTAGCATTCCTAGCATTGTCTCCAACCAATCTCACTGCTTTAAGGTTATTTCCATAGGTTAGGAAATTAGCCATAGTAAAGAAGTCTTGGTAGGTGGACTGAGTAGCATCAGTAGGGTGAATGGTGGGTTTATAAAACTTTCTTAGGATGTCTGCTTCAGAGAACACTGAAACAACTTCTTCACACCGACCCCATTCAGAAGCAATTACGGTTGCTGCTGTGGTAGTAGATACTGACGGAACATCAAGGGTTTCATCTCGTTCGGTAGATAGGACTCCTGGACTTAACAGATATGCCATGTTGTTGCTCCTTTAAACGTTTGTCCATTTTTTAAATCTATTTTTACAGTTTTGAAAAACTGTAAAGTCTAACCCCTATAGTTCTTCTAGACGTTTCATCAAAGTTTCTTTATAACCCAATGAGTTATAAAGACGTACAGTCTCTCCACGTCTGTATTCGACAACCTTTGTCGAAGAGGGTTTCTGAAAAACCTTCAAAAGTAAGCCTCTAATTGGTTTTCTTAGAGAACTAAGAGTGTAGAGTTCTTACGGGTTCTACACGGCTATTTTAATAGTATCGAAGAACTGTAAAG